TCTTGGGATTAACTGAAGAAGAAATCAACAGAAACGAAAAACTTTGGCAAGAAGAAAACATTGAGAATTCAGGTGATGAGCCGACTGGTTCTGATCTACGAAACGTAGGAGTCTCAACAGGTGACTTTGATGCCGACGAAGAAACCGGTGAAGAAATTGAAGATACTGAAGAACTAGATGACTTCGGTGACTTAGATGTTTCTGGCCCGGTAGGTGGTCAAGCATCAACTGCCGCAGGCTCAGTAGAAGGCGCTGGCGAAGTCGGACCTGTATCATAGGTGAAAGTAAAACGAATTATTACCTCAGGTTGTAGTTTCGGCGACAAGTATACTCCATGGACTTGGCCGCATATACTAGAAAAATACACCAAAGAGATTGATGCTGATGTGACGTTTGATCATAGAGGTATGGGCCATCAAGGCCAAGAACTCATTCAAAAGAAAACTACAAATGCTATCATGGATGCCTTAGATGAAGGGTTTACTGCTGATGAAATTGCTGTGCTAGTTTCATGGAGCGGCAATGATCGTAAGACTTGGTACATAACTAACAAAGATTATATTAACGATATCAAAGCATACTGGAATGAAACTGCCGGAGGCGGGTGGCATGTACAATTCTGTGATCTTAAAAACAGCAAAGATAATGTTGAAATACTACAATATGATAATGACTATGGAAAGTACAACGTACAGTATAATCCAAATGGCGGCTGGTATCATTCTGCGTGGAACCATGCAGAACCAAAATTTATCAATGATTATCTGATGCTTACTGAGCCTGTCACTGACAGAGCCTATGATAAACATAATATAAATTCATTGCATGTATCATTAGAAAATATGATAATGCTTCAAAATCTATGTAAATTGCAAGGGATTACATTCTATCAACAATACTATATGGATCACACATATAAAGATATTGATGCTAATAAAGACCATGAGATTATTAACTACCTTTATCGACAATTAGATACTGACAATCGAGTCTTCCCAGCAATACACGAATATGTTAAGCCTCTAGGACTAACTATGTCAGATGTAGACGTGCATCCTACAGCAGAAGGACATCAAGTATACTTTAATGATATTCTGAAGCCCTTTTTAGATGCAAAAAACTTTTTTGACTAAATACTCTTATGAAATTATTTGAAATGTTTGACCAAGCAATCCCAGGACTTCAGGATGCAGATACTGATAATAGTAAACCTGTATGGAGAACTTCCAGAAAAACTAAACTTACTTTAAGTCAAATAAGAAAACTACGAAAGATGTTAGATGTTCGTAATTATGAAAAATCTAAACACCTTGTAAAAGTTAGAAAGCAATACTCTGCACCAGCAGAAGATGCTGGTCCAACATTATAACAAACCACCCCCTAATTTAGTTAAAAACGCAAAAAAGTAGTACTTAAATAGTACTTTTTATTGCTACACACTAAATATCTTCACATAAAGCCATTTATACACATCAGGAGAAACTCAATGGATAACAAGAAATTTGAAAAACTAATCGACCTCATAATCAATGAGAATGAAGAACAAGCATCGGAACTTTTCCATGACATTGTTATAGAAAAATCCAAAGCAATTTACGAATCTATCATGGAAGACGAAATGATGGATAGCGATGACCTAGACGAAGGTATTGGTGGACAAGTAGGCGATCTACTTGACGAGATCAATGCTGAAGAACAAGGCGTCAAAGAAGACGATGAAGACGAAATTGAAGTAGACTCTGAAGAAGTATTCGACATCGGTGGAGATGAAGAAGTAGAAGGATCACTAGATATCGAAGCTAATTCATCAGACGAAGTTGAAGATGCAGTTATCCGCATCGAAGACAAACTTGATGACTTAATGGCAGAATTTGAAGAAATCATGGGTAAAGAAGATGATTTAGAAGATGAAATGGGCGATATGGGTGCTGACATTGAAGGCGACATTGACGACCAAGAAGTAGACGTTGACGTAAATGTTGACGATGAAGAACTAGTTGCAGAAGCAATTACACTTCAAAAAGTTACAGCTAAAATGGGTGACGATGGTTCACAAACTAGAAGCCCAGTAGATGCTAACTCAGGTCAAAAAGGAATGGATGCACATCCAGTAGACTTTGACAAAGGTAATGCAGGAGAACAAGGACGTCCGGCTCCTAAAGCTAAAGACATTGATGGCTCTTCTAGCTTCCAGAATCAGCCAGGCAAAAATGCTAAACCATTAAGCGCCGCTCCTAAGCCAGTCACAGCACAGGCTTCAGGTGTTAATACTAAATCTGTAATAGACTAAGGATTGATATAAATGGCTTTGTATCTTAAAGAACACTTATCGTTCGATCATGCCGAAATCATGGTCGAGTCCGTTAAGGAAGGTGATACAGATTTAAAGACCCTTTTTATGAAGGGCATCTTTATTCAAGGCGGGGTTAAAAACGCAAATGAGCGAGTTTACCCTATTAATGAAATAGAGACAGCCGTAGAAACACTCAACACACAAATACAAGAAGGTAATTCTGTATTAGGTGAAGTTGATCATCCAGATGATTTAAAAATCAACTTAGATCGTGTGTCACACATGATCACTAAGATGTGGATGGACGGGCCGAATGGCTACGGCAAATTAAAGATTTTACCAACTCCAATGGGTCAGTTAGTTCAGACCATGTTAGAGTCAGGGGTGAAACTCGGAGTATCTAGTAGAGGTAGCGGCAACGTTAACGATATTGATGGCCGAGTCAGTGATTTTGAAATAATCACTGTTGATATTGTTGCTCAACCAAGTGCACCAAATGCTTATCCTAAAGCGATATACGAGGGCCTCATGAATATGAAGCACGGACATAAAGTTTTAGAAGTAGCAAGAGAAGCACGAGGCAACAAGAAAGTAGAACGGTATTTGAAAGACGAGATTAATCGTCTGATCAAAGACTTAAAAATATAATAGGGAGACAAGCATGATAGATGCTATTAAACCATTGATCGATTCAGGACTCATTAATGAGGATGTCGCAAGTGAATTAAACCTTACTTGGGAAACCAAATTAACTGAAGCCAAGGATCAAGTTCGTGGGGAACTCAGAAATGAATTCGCACAACGATACGAACATGACAGAAATGTGATGGTTGAAGCCCTTGATAAGATGGTAACTGAATCTTTGTCTGAGGAAATTAAAGAATTCCATGACGAAAAGAAGGCTATTAACGAAGACCGCGTAAAAGCGAAATTGAAACTTAAAGAAAGTGCAACAAAATTTAATGACTTTATGGTAACTAAGTTAGCAGAAGAAATTAAAGAATTGCGTACTGATCGTAAGGTTCAGTTGGAAAACCAAGATAAACTTCAAAAGTTTATCACTCATGCATTGGCTAGAGAGATCAAAGAATTTGCTCAGGATAGACAAGCAGTGGTAGAACAACGTGTCAAGTTAGTTGCTGAAGGACGTACACAACTCGAAAAACTCAAAGCGAAATTCGTTTCCGAGAGTGCTAAGAGAATCAACGTTGCAGTGACATCGAATCTTAAAGGTGAATTATCACAACTGAAAGAAGATATTAAATCCGCTAGGGAAAATAACTTCGGCAGAAAGATTTTTGAATCATTTGCAGGTGAATTCAGCACAACTTATCTTAATGATAAGGCTGAAACTCGCAAACTAGTTCAATCATTAGACGCTAAGGACAAAAAACTAGCAGAATCAGTAGTTAGTCTTGCGAAAGCAAAACAAATCATTGATTCAAAAGAACGTGAAGTAAGTATTATTAGAGAATCAACTCAGCGTGAAAAGGCATTAGATAACTTGTTATCGTCTTTAAACAAAGATAAGGCTCAGGTAATGCGATCTTTATTAGAAAGTGTTCAGACGCCTAGGCTGAAGAACGCATTTGATAAGTATTTACCAGCAGTATTGAACGAAGGAAGTAAAAAGAAATCTGAAAAGGCTTCTCTAACTGAATCTCGTACAATCATCGAAACTGGTAATAAATCTGCCAAGCAAGAACGAGAAGCTAAGGAAGACTATGATGCTGATTCTAGCAACGTAATCGACTTGAAGCGTCTGGCAGGGCTTTAAATTAAACTCGACATTGATTAGGAGAAATAAACCATGTCAAAAGTACTCTTAGAAAGCCGTTGGGGTGAGACCAAAGACGCCCTGTTAGAAGGCTTAAAAGGCACTCGCCGCTCAACAATGGGTGTGGTCCTTGAAAACACTCGCAAAGGTCTCTTAAATGAGAATGCTACCGCAGGTAGTACCGGAGCAGGAAATATAGCAACACTTAACCGTGTAATCTTACCAGTAATCAGAAGGGTTATGCCTACTGTTATTGCTAACGAACTAGTCGGCGTTCAGCCAATGACTGGT